TGCTGAGCTGCGGCTTCATCGACATGCTCTTTACTTAACCACTCGTTATCACTAAGGCGCCTAACGCCCCACTTGTAACGGTTGCTAACATAGGCCACTTCGAATAACTGCTCTTCAGTCGGCGCAGCAATCTTGTTAGAGCTTAGGTCTTTCTCCCAAATAATGGAAGTTTTCGCCCACAACTGCCCACAGGATAAAACCCGCAGTAGTGCGCAGAAAGAGTTGTCTTCGGCAGTGACGTAAATATGGGAACGTAAATATGGGACATCGGCTGCAGTTTGTGGGCTATGTGCGTCCACGATGCAGGATCAAGAATATCTTTAGTTGTATATCCAGCTGGAACAAATACATGGAAGTCCAAGATATGTTTGCTGGCAAGGTCAAGATCATTTGCTTTGAAGGTGTATTTAGAATTACTCATAATTAAGGGCCATTTTGGGTTGTCTTAAAGTTAACCCGCTACCAGTGAAAACCAGTAGCGGGCTGAGTACAAAGTATACCTTAATTACGCCAAGATTGCAGCCGAGACGGTTGCAGCACCACCAGCAGTAACGACGGTGACAGTGTGAAGCGTCGCGCCAATAGTTGCTGAGGTCTTTGTGACAATTACGGTATCATTTACTTTCATGCCAAGAGCATCGCCATCACTGAAATAGTCAGAAGCATCAACGTCAGTATGAACGTCAGTTGAAGCATAGGACCAAATAGTAATGCCAGCGCCGCCCATGCCGGGGTTGCCAGTGATCTGCGGTGGGTTTGTAGTTGCATAAGCCATTATCTTATTCCTCTTAAGTTGCCCCCAGCAAAGCCAGGGGTTTACCTATTTAATTACACGGCAGCTAAAGCAGAGCCATCGTGAGTGATTTTAACAACGCCAGAGTTTTGTAACAGCTTGGCACCCATATACATTGAGCAACGCGCCCAAGAATAGTCTTGCTCTTCGTCGTAGCCAGCAAATACTTGCATGCCGCTAGTATCGATAGCGTGACCAATTGCAGACTTGTGGAACACGTACAGAACTTCAGCAGCAGTACCGATACCAGAGATTCCTGGATGCTCGATAAAAGTCATGCCGGCCCACTTAAACATATTGGGTGCGCCGCCGCCGAGGTGCTTAGTGTCCATATAATCAGCACTGGTGAACTCAGGGGTTTCCATCAAGTAAGCATGGGCAGCCGGTGAGATAGCGCAACACACATTGCCATCATTCGGCACTGCGTTATTACCTAAGATCGCCTTAGCGCGAGTAAACATGCGAAGCGTAGCTGTTGCTGCTGCACCCTGGGTCTGTGTAGCTGCACTCAAAGCAGTCAAGATCTGATTATCTTGCTTACGAGCGACGGTGCCATAAGAGGTCATCTGCATGATTCGGCGTTGATCGCCTTGTGATGCAAAAACGTTAAAGCCGGTCTTTTCAACTAGATCATGCTCTTCAGTCAAAGTTGCTACTAACTGAGAGTTGTTGTCACCGCGTGATTGAATACGTCCATTCACGCCGCGAGTAGTGGTAGTTGCATCACCGGAATCAGCTACTAAGAAAGTCGCCTGATTGCCTTTAACCACTGATTCAGTAGTTACACAGTCGGACAATAGTGATTGGTTCTGCTCGAAACCCGGAATGTACTCACTCCGGTACTGGATTGTAAAAGCTGTTTCAGCCATGATAAATTCCTCGATCAATTAATTAAATGCACAAATGTGCGTTAATCCGCTGACGGGTTATCTATCATGGCCAAAGAAAGGTTGCCTTGCGGGCTTCCCTTGGAACGTAGAGCCGATTTAAACGGTTATAGTTATCTTTCCTGCTTGGCTTGGTTCAATTGTGCAAACCTAGCCTGCATTTTGTCATCTTGCCAATATTTGTTACGCTCCACCTTATCGGCAGAGTTCATCATACTTTGAATCTTATCTATCTCTGTATCAATGCTTCCTGCCTGGTCTGGGCCTGGAGGAACCAAAGTTGCAGTCGGATTTAGCTGTTTAGCAAGCCCAACTAGCCATCTAATATTATCAGCGTTGTTGGCAAACTTCAAACCGTCGTCACCAGAGCTATTCAGCAGGCCTTCCATAGTGCCTTCTGGAGCCTCTGTGAACAACGAATGTACAGCGTTCATATTGCCCTGAAACTCACCACCCCACTCAGAACGAAGCTCAGCAGTACCATCAATACGGGCCTCATCATTTGCAGTTTTAAGCGATTGAGCCTGGGCTTCAACATCAGCCAGAAACCAATCAACAGTCTGCTTGACCTGATCCTGTGATACGTTGTTGTCATGGGCGTGCTTTAAGTAGCCGTCTAGCTGAGGTTTAATGTCCTCACCAATCACGGTACCGTCTGCAGAATCAAGATTGTAGCCCTCGAATGTTTCAGGCACGCCAATCGATTCACGGTAAGCGCTGACCTGTTCGGGTGTTGAATCTTCACCAGGCTTCTCAAGAGCTGCAGGCTGGCTTGATAGCTTAGATTGCACCTCGCGATAAGATTTGAATACGTCAGTAGGAGAGCCGAAGCGGTCTAGCTGCTTCATAAACTTTTCATCACCGCCGGCCATATCGTTGCGCCAGTTGTCATGCCAGGTCTGCGGTGCAGCATTAGCCGCGACAGGTGTATCTGTGATGTTATTTGGCGCATCGACAATAGAACCGCTGTCGCTAGAGCCAGTATCAACTGGGTTATCTAGGGCTAAATCATTCATGTTTAAGCTTCCTGTATTTTGCCAAGTTTGGCGTTAATGGCTCCCGCAATGTGGTCGCCGACGAATTTCTTACCTAAAGCGAACGCTGTATCTCTATCTGTTGGGTAATACTGATTTACTGAGCGTTCACACAAGTCATCAACTATGAAGGTCATAGCTAATTGCTGCTGACCTTCATTAGCTGTACCTGTCCATACCGCCTGAAGAGCGCGGATCTTTTCTTTATTCTTGGCCTGCCATTCCTTATCAGGCTGCCAGTATGCAGCTCGTCTACCCATTAGCTACTCCCTGTAGTGAGCTTGCCGTTTCGCCAGCTTCTTGCATCATAGCCATTTCCTGCTGCAGCTTTGCTTGCTCTGCTTGCTGCTGCTGGATGGCCTCTACTTCCTCTTCGCTATTCAACCACTCTTCAGGAGCACCGGCACCCTGGATAGCAGCACGACCAGACTTGTTAAGGTCGATGTTATTAACGAATGCTGGATCAATCGCAGCGGCAGTGTTGATAATCTCACTAACAGCCTGGAATCTACCCACATCGGCCCTGTCTTCAGATTGAGATAGTGGTGAGATAAACTTGAACTGATAGTCCGGAGAGCGCTGTAATGACTCAGGTATCTCATGGATACTACCCATCCAGCCCATATTCCATAGGACATCAAACGTTTCTTGGCATAGCGGCGCGTTGTACTCTTCTTCGATTGGCTCAAAGATGGGCATTACAGTGCGGATATGCTCTTGCGTCCGAATACTGGCCTCGTATGCGGTCATCTCGTTATAAACAGGTAGCGTGAACTTATCCAGATACAATGCCTTTGCTAGCATCTGCTGAGTTCTATCTGCCAGCTCCATTCCTATCGGGATGCCGGACCTATCGATATTAAGCGGCCTTAGCGCTGCGCCTAGTCGCTCATCATAGTCAGCGTCAACGTAGGTAATGCCGCCAGCCATTAAGCTAACGTCAGACCGTATAGCGTTTTGAGTAGCGATCAATGGTGGATCAACAGCCTTTTCACCAGCCTCAAGTAATATCCTGGTCATATCCTGAAACAACCGGGCATCAGGTAGAGCGGCGATCATTGCTGGAGAGTAGGCGTATTGAGAGTCGGAGATAGTCGCCCATCGTGGCACGATGTAATAGTTTGTTGCTATCGGTGTAATCTCCATTGGATGCTGATTATCAACGTCCATGAAGATCGATATGTTCTTAAGCTTGGTCGTAATGCCGTACTGATCATTAGGCACGACAATATGAAGGCATTTAATCTCCTTCATTGCGTCCTTTGCATCGGCGTTCTTGACGTTATCGTGACATTTATCACCAAACAACTGTTTGAGCTGCTGAATAGTGTACTTGCGCTTACAATATTTAGCGTCGACCTCGCCATTAGAATTCTCATTCCAAGCAACATCGCGAAGATGCCAGTTACGATAGAGTAATCCGTTACGATTCTGGTTAGGGACTACCGATAACACGCAGTTACCAAAGTTTACATAATCCCTATCGCCCTCTTTAGTAGCTCGATTGAAGTGCGAGCTTGGGTCATACATCACCCGGCGCATGATATTGGTCTTATCCTGCAGCCATTCCTTAGCAGCATGATCCTCCATCTTGTCCTCAACCATACCCATGCTAAACCAGGGTGACGACTTAGGACGAAGCATTGAACCCATCTGATCAGACAGGTCTCTGCTTGCTGTTAGTGGATAGCTGGTAAATAAATGATCTGCGAACACATTCCCCATATCGCGGGTAACTGTGAAATCAGCCCGTTCTATATAAAAGTTCTCTGCAATTTCTTGGTTGCGAGAATCAAGCGTCAATTTGGCGGAGAATAATCCGTCGCTAATCGCTATGTGGTTCTTGATGTCTTCATTCACCCGCCTAACCCCTCAGTGAGAATTGTGCTGGATCGACCAGAAGTTTTAGCCTGTGCGCGCTTCTTTCTAGCCCTAAGCTGCGCTGAACTTTCATCGGGCAATGGAATGATCGTTGCCTCTTCTTCTTCAGGGATTTCTGGCGTGAATGCACCGCCAAGATCATCAGCGCTTTCGGATAGAATCTCAACCGGGTTCTGAAAGCTCTTTTCCATCTCGTCTTTCTTGAATGGATTTGGCGCGAAACGATCCTTCAACACCTTCTTACTTGTGATCTTATCGACTGTCTTTTTTACACCACCCATCAGAATCTCCTATTGCGTCGTCCGCTCATTGTTGCTTTTGTTTGCATTCTACCATTACCCTTGTTCATTTCCCACGCACTGTAGCTATTCTCGATCTTGTCGCCATCACTCCAGGCTTGAACAACGGGATCACCGCAATCTGGTGATCTTCCTATGCGAGCACAAAGCTTATCTTTAGGCTCAAGCTTGACGATTAGCCCTTGCGTAGACTTCTCTATCGAGAACAGTATAGCCGTTAGGTCAGCGAATAGCGTTGTGTCAGGCGGTAGCGCTATGCGTGATCCACCAGGCCTAGCAGGGTTCAATGCCTCTTTGAATCGGTAATAGACTTCAGCCCGGTAGTTAGAAAAGCCGTACAATCCACACTCACTCTTTCTATGCGAACCCTTTGCACCTTTGTGTGGCAGTACTGGGATGCTGTTGTCGATCAGTGATTTGTAGGTATCGCTGCCGTATCCACCACCGACATCAAGAATTATCTTAGCGTTGTCTCGTCGTGTAGCCATGATAGGACCAAGCAAGTCAGTACCTAATGGCGTATCTCTGCCTGGTATCTTGACTAGAGGCGCATACCAGCCGTCATGCCTCGGGGCTAGTACGTTCTGATCCTTGCCACCTTGTGCAACATCAACACCAATAGAGCACATTGGTACGCCTTCTGGTGGTGCGTCAGTCCATCTATCTTGTGCTGCTTTGACCCATGCGGCGGGTATTAGCTGCTTAGCCTGATCCTCAAGAACGATCTTAAACTTGCCATCACGGTAGGCATCTCTTAGCTCAGCCGGTAGTGAATCAAGCATTGTTTCATAGTGGCCATCATCCATAAGGTCTGGATTGTACTGAAGCTTAGCCGGTATGAATGTCCGAGACCTGGCCATGATAGGCTTATGTGACCACTCGAACTCATGCGGACCAATACCATCGACCTCAATATCTTCATCGTTGGCACCGACAACATACCACCGAAGCTCACCAGCTGTGGCAGGGTTTGGGTGCGTTGGGTCAAGCCATGCTGCCCAGCGTCTAACTACCCATAGGCCTGCAGCAGTTGTAGGTGGATTGCCAGTGGCTACTATCCGACAGCGTTGACCGGGTATAGCTGACCTATTCCATATATTAACGAATTTGTATTGCGTCTCACTAAAGTCAGTCACCTCATCCCAGCAGATCAGGTCGTGTGGATCGCCTTTGTAGCGCTGCTTATCGTCTTCGTGATCGCAGCCGCCGTATTGTATGTAGTTATCGCCACGGTAGATAAGGTCTGAGCCGTTCCAGCCATCCTTATTACCGTCCATGATCATGCCGATTAGTTCGGCCTCTGCCAGTTTTTTGGCGTCATCCCTGAACTGTCGCAGTATTAGTGTTCGGCCATGCTCATTCTTTGCCAGCCCATTGATTAGCGCACTCTTACCACCACCAGCTGATCCACCATAGAATAGCTCGTCTGCTTCAGTGAAGTATGCCTCGGTCTGTGGTCCAGGGTTCGGCACCCATAGCATCCCATCAGTAGAAGCCAGCGCATCCTCAGTGACCATCTTCTGGTCATCTTCGTCTAGTGCACCGAGTGTTTCTAGTAGTTCATTTAGCACTTATCTGACCCAGTATCGAACGCTCTGCGATTAAAGCCACCT